TGACCTCCAACTCCGTTGTCTACAATATAAAACTTACTTTGAAAGCAGCTCATATCGCCAACAGCATTAAAAGATGCATATGGTCCAGCACCATCATTGTCTAAAAATTCAGCGCTTACACCATTGGATACACCATTTGTTAAATCTATATTATCTCCTATTAGCCACTCATAAAAATTAGGATAATCTTGAGTTACTGTAAATGTTTGATCAAACTTATAGCTCTTTGCATTACAGTTAGCTCCACCTGAATTACCTCTCCAGTTATTAATGTATATTCTTACGGTTGACCCAGCTGTTAAAGCTATTGGAGTAGTACCATTGATATCGTTGGTTGTATTTAAAGAATAGGTATTGTTAGGTAGTTGACAAGCTGTAGATGTGGTTAAAAACTTTTGAGTACCATAACTATAAGCTTCAGCATCAGGGTCAATAGGAACATAACTACCAGCTTTCATTATCATATATACTCCAGGTAAGTTAGTTTCTCCACCAGCAGTCTCAATATCGCCACGAGCAAATGTTTTTATATCTAAAACATTACTTGTAACGACTGTATTTACATTTCCTAATGCGTCTATTTTTACAGTTAAAGTATCTCCAATATTAACCTTATTTATATTGTCTCCTTCTAATTTAAAGTAGTAAACATTCTTATCGTCATCGTCCTGATAAACTAAATTTACAAAAACAGTTTCGTAATCTCCTTGATTAGGCTTGACAACAAACTTATATTTATCAGCCCAATAAGGAGGCTTGTTAGTGAGCTCTACTTTTATTTGGTTTTTTCTTATACTTTGTTCAGCGTCAAAAAACACAGTGTTTTCAGGAGATGTTAAAACAGTTGATGCTCTTCCGTAATCATCCATATATACAATACCTGTATCATAATCTCTGTTACTATGTAAACTTAAAGTGTTTTGTAATTTTGTGTAACCTGGAACCGAGCTAAAACCATTGAACTCAAAGTACTCCCACTGATTGGTTATTCCTCCAGCTCCATCATCAAAGTAATATTGAGCTGCAACAGTCTGCAAAGAGAAAGAGCTTCCAGAAACGCTATACCCAAATGCTCCTTGCGTACAGTTAGCAACTACAGTTGGGTTACCACAGTTTCCAGTTATACCTGTATTAATTAAGTTTAAGGCTCCTGGACCACTTAAGTAAGCGTTGAATTGATCCAGTAAAGTAGAGCCTTGAGAAGCTGTTGCAATAGGCTGAAAGTTGTTAGAAGCTGATGTTCCTATTCTGTTTTGAAAACTTATACTGTTAAGCATTTCATTCACACTGGTATACGATGTGTCAGCTGTAAACTGAAATGTAAGATCAAAAGGTAATCCTGCATTTGTTTGGAAAGTCGAATCGAATAAAGGACCACTACCTTCTGTTAAAACTGTAGATGAAGATTCAAATGTTATTCCAAATGTAAAAGTTGTTCCACTGACAATAGGAGTTTCTACTGCAGATAAGTCAAAAGTTATTTGAGCATCAATAAGACTGGAGTGTGATTGAGTCGGGTTTATAGTATATGTTGTGGGTCCAACAGATTCAGCACCCGCAGGAAGAGTTTCTCCACCAACATCTTTAGATACAGGCTCTGTAGTGTAAGAAATCTTTAATGGAGTTCCTTTGGGAGCTTCTATATTGTAGCCTTCCACAAAGTTTCCATACATCAATCTATTACCTTGTATAGTCTGCGCTTTAGCGAATCGAGGAACATTATCATACAACCTTAACAACTCATCTGAGCCAAGTGTTGTGTATATCTTTGCATTAGTAAATGTAACACTAACGCTTTGGTTATCAGGCCATCCTTCATTTACTTTGTTATATCTTTCTACAACATATATAACATTGGAGTTTGATTCTTTGTAAAGTAAATCAACCTCAGTAACTCTTTTTGTTCCTGTAGAAAACTCTATAGATGCTGAATTATATAAATTCTCCATACCAGCATTATTATAATTATCTATAGAAAACTTAAATATGCCTGGCTGAAAAGCAGGTTGAGTAAATAAAGATACAGCGCTGTATTGACCATCCTCATATCTGTATCTATATGCAAAACACAAAAACTTATCCTTCATGTAGTTCTCATCCCCTGGAACAGTACGAAGAGTTACAGTTGGAGCATCTAAAGGAAAGTATGTTCCTGCTGGGTCAACCTCAAAACCTGGTATTCTTTTAATTACATTTATATCGTCTTTGGTAATTTGGTCTATACCTGCGACTGGAGCTGGGTAGTTTTTCTTAACATTAATTACACGAGGAGGATTAACATCGTCAGTAAAAAACAAAAGGTCTTCTATCTTGCTGACCCCTGTTATAAGATAGTTAGTATTGAAATTTAAAACAGTAGTACTTTCAACGTGATATGTAAGGATATTGTTTTTAGTGTTGTACGACACTATCATATCAACATTGGTTCCTTTTACAAACCAATAAATAGTTTCGTTGACACCATCTTCATACACACCTATACATATAGGATTTACAACAGCACTGCCGTTAAATGTTAAGTTGGTTAACTGAGTGTTTCCTTTAGAGTTTTCTACTGCGCCTATTTCAGTGGACTCAGTAGACCCTAACCTTACATTTAAAGCGTCTATGTATTCTCCTGGTGGAATCAAGCGTTCATCATCGCTCTTGTTCATTCGACCAGCGATAAAAGTATTTCTAATATCTATACCCATATTATTTAATCCACTTATCCTGACCTCTCAGATTCATTAGAAGTCTACCTGGATGTATGTTGCTTAATCTAATCTTGGCGTTTCTTAATAAAGAAGATTTATCTTTTCTTGCTCTATTAACAATGTATTCCTGCACACCAAATTTGTTATTTAGTATGCTGTATTTTATATAAGCGTAAATATATTCTTCAAATAATTTATTAACACCTATGTTTGACTGCTTTACTGCAGGTTGGTCAATACCTTGCTGAACCAATTGACTGTCTGGTGGAGCTGGTACATATTGACTTTCCATCATTCCATCAGAAACATACTCTAAAACCACAAACTCTCCTTCGAGTCCTGAGCTTAGATTTATTACTCCTCCTTGTTTGTCAATGCTGAATGTAGGATTAGAGTTAGCTGTCTCTGTATTTAATCCAAACCTATCTCCAATCTGATAATCAAAATACCATCTTCCATCAATTTGCCATCCAAGTTGTCCATTGTAAGGACCAGAACCCAAGTATATAGTTGGAGCTGTGTTGTTTATCCTTGATAAATCTAAAGCAGAGTTTTTAGGCTTCAACACATTACCATCTATGTCAAACAATATTTTATACTTATTATCCTGTAGGTACGCTCCACTCCAGTTAGTCTGTATGTTCTCAGTCATTGGCATAAGAACACCATTCTTATAGTAAGATATTCTAACCCAGTTAACATAATCTTGAGGAAGTATAAATCTTAGCTGACTATCTACCTGAAGCTGAAGGATTTTTATTTCCTTCATAGCGTCATAGTTTAATTCTTGTATACCACGTTTAGCGTGAAACAAAACTTGATACCTGTTTATGTTATTTATAATCTCATGGTTTCCCTGATACATCAACATAAAATTATTGACTATATCACTCAAAGAAACATACTGATACGAACCCCAGTTCTGATCCTCTGGTGAAACACCACCGTTTTCATAATATTGATAATCTGTTATAAAACTCATATTAGCTTGTTTCTTGTGTATCTGTTACTTCTTCTTGAGCTCCAAAGTTATATACATCTGGCTCTCTAATTTCTATACCTACGTATTGACATATCTTAGCTACTAAGGTTGGCTCATCCGATAAAGGAAGCTCAAAGTCTTGATAGTCTGTAGCTGTAGCGTCAAACAAAGGAGCGCCATCAGCACCTATTGAAACATAAGTCCATTTTGGATCCTTTGGATATCTTATATACTGAACCTGAACCTCTCCTTGTCTTTGAATGGTTTCTGGGTATGTTGTAATTGTTGTACCATCCAATACATAAGCAGGGAACTGTTGAGTAGGTGCAGTTAAATTTGAACTGGTTAGATTAAATATCTTAGCTTGAGTTACTCTTTCTATATCTACAATGTTTGTGTTTGAATATATAGCGTAAGGAATGTTAGACACAAATATATCACTCGACAATGTTAATTGATTTACAGAATCCACAGCTAAAACTCTGGCTGACTGAAGTGTAGATAAATTAAGCACATAACTATTTAAAGGAGGGTTAGGCAAAGAAAGTGGTATATCGCTAAAAACAGCGTTTATATCAAAAAGTTTGTTAGCAACTGTAGCTGTTGTAAAACCACTCATTAATAAAGTAGGATAGTAGTACGCTTTATTTATTAAATAGTAATCGCTTGGTAAAGAGTATTGATTACTAATTGTATTTAAACCATAACTACCACCAGGACTGTATCCTCCAACCTGCGGTAAAAAGGCTCTAACCGAAAAGGTATCAATAACTTCTTCAAGTCCTTTAACTATATCAGCATATCCCTTTCCAGAGGATCGTTGGTTTTCTCTGTTAATCCAATTGTTGTACGCATAGAAGTAATCTTCA